GGCCTATATTGTATATCTTTTTGATTTTAGTAGGCATGGGTATGGAGAATAAAAAGAAATGAAAGAATTATGGGTAGAAAAGTATCGTCCTAACACAGTAGACGGATATGTGTTTCGTGATGAGGCACAACGCAATCAAGTAAAAACTTGGATCAAAGACAAAACTATTCCGCATTTGCTGTTTAGTGGTAATGCAGGTATTGGTAAGACCACACTTGCAAAACTATTATTTAATGAACTAGAGATACAAGATTTAGATGTATTAGAGATAAACGCTAGTCGTACAAACTCAGTAGATGATGTACGTGATAAGATTGTAAACTTTGTACAGATGATTCCATTTGGTGACTTTAAGGTTGTGCTACTTGATGAGGCTGATTACTTGTCGCCAAATGCACAAGCGGCACTACGTGGTGTAATGGAAGAGTATCATACAACAGCAAGGTTTATCTTAACTTGTAACTATCCTAACAGAATTATTCCTGCACTGCATAGTAGATGTCAAGGCTTTCATATTGCTAAGATTGATCAAACAGAGTTCACAGCAAGAGTTGCAGAGATTCTTATTACAGAAGGTGTAACTCCAGACTTGGATACACTTGATACATATGTAAAGGGTACATACCCTGACTTGCGTAAATGCATCAACACAGTACAGATGAACGTACAAGATGGTAGCTTACTAAAACCTAATGAAGGTGATACAGGCGAAGCTGACTGGAAACTTGATATGGTTGAGCTGTTTAAAGCAGGTAAGATTACAGAAGCACGTAAACTATTATGTGGAGCAGTTCGACCAGAAGAGATGGAGGAGATCTATCGTTGGCTATATGATAACATAGAGCTATTTGGTGATGATGAAAAGCAAGACACTGCGGTGCTTACTATTAAGCAAGGATTAGTAGATCATACGCTGGTAGCAGATCCAGAGATTAATTTAGCCGCAACACTAATTAGATTGGCAAGGATTTAATGGAACAAGAAATTACATTTGAGAAAGACGGATTCATAGGAATCTTTGATAATGTATTTGAAGAAGGTTACATTGACCAACTTATTACATTCTTTGAATCAAAAGAAGGACTAAATTTAGTACAAAATTCTAGCGTACATAAGATACCAAGTACTGATAGAGATATGGATGAAATGCATTTAGCAGATCCTATGGCTATACAAAGTGTTCCTACTATGTTTACACAGCATTTTTTTACAAGACTATGGGAACATATATACCCGTTGTACACAAAAGAATTTGCTATACTAGGTGCTTTAAAAATGCAAGGTGAAGGCTTAAAAATGAAACGTATTAAGCCCGGTGGAGGATTTCATTCTTGGCATTGCGAAGGAATGGGGCAAACTCCACAAAGAAGAATAGTAGCACAATTATATATGAATGATGTTGACGAAGCAGGTGAAACAGAATTTCTATACCAACAAAAACGTATAAGTCCAAAACGCAATAGACTTCTTCTATGGCCAGCTGATTGGACACATACACACAGAGGTAATCCTCCAATTGGCGATACTAATAAATATATTTTAACAACTTGGCTAGAAGAAGTAAACAAGGGTAACTAATATATGACTTATTTGGTAGTTGACAACTGCATCAAGTGTAAACATATGGACTGTGTAGAGGTATGTCCTGTAGACTGTTTTTACGAAGGTGAAAACATGCTAGTAATTAATCCAGATGAATGTATTGATTGCGGAGTGTGTGAGCCTGAATGTCCTGTAGATGCGATTGTTCCTGATCATAATCTCAAAGGAGATGAATTAAATAAGTGGATGACTATTAATACTAAGTACTCTGATCTCTGGCCTGTAGTAACAACAATACATGACGACAAACCTAGTGCCGAAGAAGCAGAAGAAATGAATGGTGTACCAAACAAGTTTGAAAATCACTTTTCAGAAAAGCCAGGTAATGGTGACTAAGAACAAAAAATTAATAAATGATATTGTACGCATTAGTGTACTAGAAGAAGAAGTAGAATACTACAAAACCCTGTTACGAGAACACGACACAGGACATATACATACAACAATAGGCTTTATACGCAGACGTATTGAGGATTTAAAAGGAGAAGCACCATGGCCGCTAGACTAGTAAGTTATAGTAAAGCAACACCCGAGTTTGAAGCAGAAGGATTAACAGATTTGCAAGAACTAATTGCATTTTGTGCAAAAGTAAGTAATCCTGCTTCACAGATAAACACTGAAACAAGTGAACGTTTAATTAAATACCTAATTAAGCATCAGCACTGGTCACCATTAGAAATGGTTAATGCTGTTATTGAAATTGAAACAACCCGTGATATTGCACATCAAATTGTACGTCATAGAAGCTTTGCATTTCAAGAGTTTAGTCAACGTTATGCAAATCCAAAAGAAATGGAAGAAGTGTTTATTACAAGTGAAGCACGTTTACAAGATACTAAAAATAGACAAAATAGTATTGAACTTGATCTTTCTTTAGAAGGCATGCCAGAATTAGTGAACAAATGGGAAGAATTACAACAAGATGTAATCTATACAGCAGGTCGTGCATATGACTGGGCTATTGCAAATGGTATTGCTAAAGAAGTAGCACGTAAAGTATTACCAGAAGGTCTTACTAAAACACGATTGTACATGAACGGTACAATACGTAGTTGGGTTCACTACATTGAATTACGTAGTGCTAATGGCACACAAAAAGAACACATGGATGTTGCTGTAGCATGTGCAAAAGTTATTAGTGAAATATTTCCACTAGCCAAAAATCTATAAGTGTTAGGGGGTAATACCCCCTAACATTATTCGTCGCCGTATACTTGTAAAACTTCTTTTACAGCATTATGGCGTTCAATATCTCCTTGATCAAATTGGACTACATCCAAGTGTGTAGATTTACTATTCTTTAGAAGTCTAGTAAAATCTATTAATCCATTATCTTCACGTCTATCTGCTTGATTAAGATCGCCTGTTACAGCCATCATAGATCCTTCTCCTAAACGTGTTAATAACATTTTCATTTGGTTTGGGGTTGCGTTTTGCATTTCGTCTGCAAGTATAAAGCTATGCTTAAATGTTCTTCCACGCATGTATGCCAATGGCGCTATTTCAATAACACCTTCAGTTATCATGCCTTCGATTTCTCGTGCGTTAAAGTAATCACGCAAAACATCAAAGATCGGACGTGTCCATGGAGCCATTTTCTCCTCTAGTGTTCCTGGTAAATGTCCTAAGTCTTCATCTACTGACACTGCCGGTCTAGTTACAATAATCTTATCGACCTTTCCTTCTTTAAATAGCTTAACAGCAACTTGCACAGCCAACAGGGTTTTACCTGTTCCTGCCGGGCCTATGCCAAAGACTATGTCTTTCGTAGGCTCTAACAGTTTAAGTATGTATTGCTCTTGATTTCTATTTCGGGGAAGTATTGTAACGTTTTGTTTCTTTTGTGTGAATTGTTTCATTTCAACAACATTGTTAAAATTATGTGACTGCTGGTTCTTGTTACGAGCAGTTTTTCTTTTTGCACCCATTAAGTTTCCTCCTTACATGGATTAATGTAAGTAGAGCTTCAAATGCTCGTCGAGCACTTGCCCTACATTAATACTTATCATCGAGAACTTAGAGAAAAAAGATATGTTAACTTCTAAAAGCAGATAAATAAGTATGTAAAAGAATTTAGGAAATATAATATGCAAGATGTGTACGACCTAGTAAAAAACATAGAAGGTATCTACGAGAGTAATACTGCATTTCAAGTGTTAAAAGACTTTGAAAGAGTATTTGACGAATTAGATATCTACGTGTATGCTAATTGGGAAGATGGTGAATTAGCTGAAGGACCAGAAATTGATCGTCATTGGATTACTTGTACATTTATGTGGCCAAAAGGTAAAATGCCAGATCCTGCAGGAGGCAAACGTTTATTAGATTATGATTGCAAAGTTAAATATAAAAGAACTCATATGATAGTTGCACGTAAGATACGTAAACCTGATGATATACGTCCTGGTACAAAGAAGGGCAAGTTAGATAGAGTTCCTGTTTGGATGGTCGAAATTATGATGCCAAAATCATTAGTTATGGACATTTATTCAGGCTATAAAGACTCTGTAAATTTTGAATCTGAACCGGCTGTAGATGCTTCAGCACAAGGACAGAACGAAATGCAACCATCAGATCAAGTAGCTGACCCTGGTGCACAACCAGAAGCAGAGGTAGCAGTATAATGGGACTTAGGCAAGGTGATTTAAAAAATATGGTTTACCATATTATGGAAATAGACTCATTTGCAAGTAAGATGGGCGACGATAAAGACATTGTTACACTTAGTTTTAGTGTTAAGGAAAAGGCTGCCGCAGAAGATCTTATGAACTTTATTGAAAAAGGATATGAATTTGTACTAGATGCAGATATTACTCCAGGTGAACAATCTGACGGTACGCATAAAGTTTTTGTTGAAATAGAACGTACTAATCATATACATAAGCAAGTAATGGAAGTAATGGATGGTGTAAGTAAGCTATCTGAAGAGTCTGACTGGCGATTCCGTTATTATAAAAATTGGCAATCTACTCCTTTAGAACTATCTAATCTAGAAGAAGTGTTACCTTCAGATCCTAGTGAATATAATATAAGTGAAAGCAACTTAAAAAATAATTATAAAAACTTTTTTAATAAGAGTTTTTTAGAAGATGTTAACTTAGTTAACAACATACTAACTATAACTAAAAAGTGGTGTGATCCTTTGCAATTTGAGTTTATTGAATTTGGAGACACACAACCATTAATTGAATCAATCGAAGATAAACTAAACGTAAACGATTTTGCGGAAATTATATTCTTATGTAAGTATATAGGTGACTATAATATTACAAAATTTGGTGATAAATTAACTTTTGAAAATTCCGGAAAAGCATTACTACTTAAACGATTGGTATAAGTAACAGTAGCCAGTGTTGTCAGCACTGCAAAAAAGGAATAAAGTTATGGCTAAAGAACACTTTAAATTTGATTTCGAAGAATGGATGGCTGAAGAGCTCATCCATAGAGACGATTGGAAAGACTGGTATCACGAGATGCTAGAAGTACTTCCTTTATGGGAAGTAGATACAATTGAACGTGTTGCAGGTTTTATTGCACAATGCGGCCATGAAAGCGGTGGCTTTCGTGTGTTAACTGAAAACTTAAACTATAGTGCATCGGCACTTAATAAAATATTTGGGAAATATTTTGTACGAGCAGGAAGAGATCCACAACCATACCATAGACAGCCAGAAAAAATTGCAAACGTTATTTACGCTTCACGTATGGACAACGGCGATACTGCTAGTGGTGATGGCTGGCGCTTTCGCGGTGGTGGCATACTTCAGTTAACCGGACGCTACAATTATACACAATTTGCAAAAGAAATGGAAATATCACCAGAAGAAGCAACCGACTATGTACGCACTAAGAAAGGCGCACTAGATTCAGCATGTTGGTTCTGGGATACAAATAATATTAATAAGTATTGCGATAACCAAGATATTGTTGGAATGACTAAACGTATCAATGGCGGTACAATTGGTTTAGATGATCGTAAAAAACATTATATACATGCGTTAGATGTTTTAGGTGGGGACTACGAAGAACCTGCTATTGATTACAACGTAACTGTACGCAAAGGATCACGAGGTGCAGTTGTAGCAGAAGTACAAGAAAAACTTGGGTTAACTGCTGACGGGGTATTTGGTCCAGGAACTGAACGAGCTGTTAAAAAATGGCAGGGCGAAAATGGATTAAGTGCTGACGGCATAGTAGGACCTAAAACTTTGGGAAAATTACTAGGTTAGGAGATGTTATGGGATTAAAGATAGCAATAGTGTCGTTTATATTAATGACAGCAATGGCAGGCGGAATGTATTGGTACTATAATGATACACAAGAACGCATGGCTATTTTAATCTCTAACGAAGCAAATGCTAAGATAGCCGCAGAAACAGCAGAAGCAACTAATCAAGCATTGCTAAAAGACATTAGAGCGGCTAATGATCAAATTACTAAACTTAATACAGAGTTTGCTGATATTAGACAACAAAATACAATATTAGCAAAAAAACTTAGTGATCACGACTTAGGCGTTCTAGGAGCGGCTAAGCCAAAACCTGTTGAAAAAATAATTAACGGCGCAACTAAAAAAGCAGGGCGTTGTTTTGAAATACTCAGCGGTGCAGAATTAACAGAAAAAGAAATAGGAGCTAAAAATGGTAAATCGTTTAACAGCGAGTGTCCTTGGTTGTGGCCTGGCACTGACGCTAATTAGTGGATGTACATCGTTACCTCAGAAGTTAGAAGTATCTGCAACGCCTATTGAAAAACCTCAATTAGTGTTACCTAAAGCAGATCTAGTTACTATGCGAGAAGTTAAGTGGATTGTACTTACACCTGATAATTGGGAGCAAGCACTTGTAGAACTTAAAAAGTCAGGTAGGCCTATTGTAATATTTGGTTTGACTGATCAAGGATATGAGGATCTAGGCTTAAACTTTAGTGACATACGTGCATTAGTACAACAACAGCAAACTATTATTGGTGCTTACGAAGGTTACTACAACGATACTAACGAAGTAATAGATAAAGCTAACGACTCTATAAACAAAGTTAATTCAGAAGTTGATTCTGTTAACAGTATAGAACCACAATCAACTTGGAGTAAACTGAATCCTTTCAAATAAATACATATAGTTAATTAACAGGAAAACTATATGATTTGGGATATGATATCTGATAGACTTTGGATTTACACAAGCATTGCAGGCTCGTTGATTGGAGCCGCATTTTTATTTTATATTAAAGATACTAGAATAGGCCTTTGGGGCTACAGCAAGTTTGACCATGCAGTTGACTGGCTACGTGATCGTTATGGCTGGACTTGGCTTAATCAAGATCCAGAAGCATGGCGCAAAGTTAATCCAAAAATAGCAGGTAAAATAGACGAATTAGAAAAGCGTATAAAACACCTTGAAGGGAAAAGATAAATGTTTAGCAAGGAATGTAGATTACATTTAGAAACAGTTAACCAAACTCCATTAGAGCATATGGCAGTAGCATTAAAAACAGCAGTAAAATTACAACTGTTGGTTCCTGCTTTAATTATACATGGTGTAGCACCAAGGTGCTTTACTAATACAGCAACTAATGTGATGAAAGATATCTTAAGGAAACGAAAATGAGCCCTGAGACAGTTGGATTAGAACTTACTGAAATGGCTATGCCATTTATTGGTGCATTAGTTGCATTAGTAATAACTTTAATGTTTAAAGATTATGCAACAGGTATTGCTAAAGGCATGGCATTTAAATTAAACAAAGATTTCCAAGAAGGCGACAAAGTTATACTAGACGGCGAAAGAGCACTTATTGTTAAAATAGGAAACAGTACTACAGTATTTGGAATACATAAATCTAATGGAGACTTTGATGGTGACTATTGTTGGCGGTATGTACCAAACGAACGCATATCAGGATTAAAGTTAGAAAAAGTAATATTTGATGCTAAACCAATTCAAAACGAAGCGGCAATCCAAGCTAACGGACAAAAAATAGACCAGCACATAAAAGGGGGTAAAAATGCCTAGAAAAAAACTTGAAGACTTAAAACCGGTTGAGAAACAAGAACCTATAGAAAAGAAACCTGATGCAGTAGTAGTTAGTACACAAGATACAACTACACGCAAAGTTAAACTAGATTTAGAAGTAGATACAAGTGTAAAAGACTTAGGGCCTAACCCGTATGTTAAACTTATACATATGGCAAGAGCTGTAGATAGCTGGAGAATTTTTCCACGTATTTTTATTACAGTTTACATTATATTACTTTACCAGGTTGTACATTGGTATATGTCCTTAGGAACAAATGCAACTATGGAACAGTCTGGACTAGTTAGTGTTGTTGTAGGTGCCGGTGCGGCCTGGTTCGGCTTATATACCGGATCTAGTAAAAATAACAAATAACACCGATAAGTAGTAGTATGGACTATTACTCTACACTAGGTGTTTCTAAAAACGCTTCCGATAAAGAACTTAAACAGGCATACAAGAAAGCAAGTATGCAACATCATCCTGACAGGGGCGGTGACGAAAATAAATTCAAAGAAATTAACGAAGCATACAGTACATTAAAGGATCCGCAAAAACGACAGCAATATGATAATCCACAGCCTCAATTTAATTCTCAAAATATGGGAGGCATGGGAGGGTTTGAAGACTTATTTGCTCAGTTTGGATTTCGACAACAACAGCAACAACGTAATCCTGACATAACGATTGTAGCTGATATTACATTAGAGGAATGTATATCAGGTAAACAGTTACTAGCAACATATAGACTACGTAATGGTAAAGAAGAAACTGTTGACATAACAATTCCTCCTGGTGCAAACGACGGTAATATGGTTAGATACCAGGGACTAGGTGAACAAATTATACAAGGTCCTAGAGGGAATCTAATCGTTAAAATACAAGTACGGAGACATCCAATATTTGAAAAAGATGGTATTAATTTAATTATGAAACACAAAGTTAGTGTATTTGATCTATTGTTAGGATGTCAAAACAATATACCAACTTTAGAAGGTGGCACTATTAGACTTTCAATACCACAAGGAACTAAACCAGGTGTTACGTTTAATGTATCAGGGCACGGACTGCCTGATATACACAACGGCAGGAAAGGTAATATGTATGTAGTGATTGATGCATACACTCCTAAAATAGAAGATCCTGTATACCTAATAAAATTAAAAGAAATAAAAGACAGATTGGCTAAGTAAATGTTGACAACACACTATTACTTTGTTATAATATAAGAAGTAAATTTAAGATAGGAATTAAAATTAAATGGTCGAACCAAGTGAAGCATTACAATTAGTTTTCGATAAGGCAATGAAAGATGCTAAGAAACTAAAGCACGAATACGTTACAATTGAGCATCTTTTGTATGCAATGCTATGTGAACAAGAATTAGCAAAAGCACTAAAAGGGTTTGGTGCCGACTTAGACTACATTAAAACAAATTTAGAACATCACTTAAAAACAAATTGTGATGAACTAAAAATGGAAGTTACTAAGTTTAAGCCTAAAAAAACACAAACAGTAGAGCGTGTGTTAAATAGAGCATTTACCCAAACACTGTTTAGTGGTAGAGCAAATATTGAATTAACTGATGTAATATTAAGTATTCTTAGCGAAAAGAAAAGCGTTGGTTGTTATTGGTTAGAGAAAGGCAATATTAATAAAGAAAAATTTGCCGAATATATTAATAACGAAGTTGATGGATTCGAAGATGAAAATTCAGGACAGGCTGACCGTGCTTTACATGCATTTACTACAAACCTTAATAGTGAAGTCGAAGCTAATAGGATTGATCCAGTAATTGGAAGGAAAGATGAGCTTGATAGTATTGCACTATCATTAGGTCGACGTTCAAAAAATAATGTTATATTAGTAGGTGACCCAGGCGTTGGTAAAACTGCTATTGCAGAAGGACTTGCTTGGAAAATTGTTAATAATGAATGTCCTGAATTTCTAAAAGAATACAAAGTTTTTAACCTAGACATTGGTGCTATGCTTGCTGGTTCAAAGTATCGAGGAGACTTTGAAGAACGTTTTAAATTAGTACTTGCTGGACTTAGGAAAAAAGGTAAGACTATTATGTTTATTGACGAAGCACATATGATGAATGGTGCTGGTTCAGGCGGACAAGGATCTAATGATTTAGCTAACATGTTAAAACCTGCTCTTACTAAAGGCAACTTAAAAGTAGTTGCATCAACTACTTGGGAAGAATATAGAAAGTCTTTTGAGAAGGATCGTGCATTAATGCGTAGATTCCAACGTGTAACAGTTGATGAACCTACAACACAAATAACTAATGATATTTTGCATGGCATTAAAAAGTATTACGAAGAGTTTCATAATACAACTATTACCGACGAAGCAATTAGTGAAGCTATTAAGTTAAGTGTAAAATACCAATCAGATAAAAAATTACCAGATAAAGCTATTGACTTAATTGATGTAGCATGTTCACGTTTCAATCTAATTGAACACGAAGGTGAAAAAATTATTGACGCCGCAGGGATACAGTTTGAGCTTGCTAAAATGATTAAAATGCCTAAGGAACAAGTTGCTGAAAAAGAAACTGAAAACTTAATGAATCTTGAAGCTAACCTTAAGAAAGTTGTATACGGACAAGACCTAGCAATTGAATCTATTGTGGATAAGATACTAGTTAGCCAGGCAGGTCTTAAACCTGACGATAAACCAGTTGGTAGCTTTGTTCTTATGGGGCCAACAGGTACTGGTAAAACAGAAACAGCAAAACAACTTGCCGCACAACTTGGGGTATCTCTTGTAAGATTTGATATGTCAGAGTATCAAGAACGTCATAGTGTTGCTAAACTAATTGGGTCACCTCCGGGCTATGTAGGTCATGAAGAAAGTGCTGGCCAGCTTATTGTTAAGTTACAAGAAAATCCAAACTGCGTATTATTACTTGATGAAATTGAGAAAGCACATCCAGATGTATCACAAATTTTATTACAAGTTATGGATAATGGTAAGATTACAGGATCTAATGGTAAAGAAGCAGATGCACGTAATTGTGTACTAATTCTTACAACTAACTTAGGAGCCCGTGATGCAGAGAAAAATACAATTGGATTTAATGATAGTATGGAAACTGTAGCTGATGATTCTGAACTAAAGCGTTTCTTTGCTCCAGAGTTTAGAAATAGACTTGACGGTGTAATTACCTTTGGTAAATTGTCTAAAGAAGTAATGATGAAAATTGTTGGTAAGTTCCTTGTTGAGCTAAGACAAATGGTAACCGATAAAGGAATTAAAATTAAAATTTCTGATGAGGCACTTGACTACTTAGTAGACAAAGGATTTGATGCTAAAATGGGTGCAAGACCTTTGCAACGTGTTATCGATAAAGATATTAAGCGTCCGTTATCAAGACTTATGTTGTTTGGTGATCTCAAAAATGGTGGTAGAGTCATTATTAATGTTAAAGATAATGCAATTGATCTAGTAGCTGAAGTAAAAGAAGTTAAAGTTGAAACAGTTTGAAACAGTTAAACTATTTTATGATACCTACCTTTACAAAGTAAGTATAACAAATACATTAGCGACAATCTTTAGAGAGAAAAAACTTTCTGAGGCAAGAAAGACACTTGACGAGTATCAAACACAGTTAGAAAATACTGGACAAATTGTTGAAAATAGAGGGAGACTTGGAAGAGTAATAAGTATTCCAACTCTCACTCATGCTCAAGCATTGTATAGTGAATTTTCATCGCAAAAACAAAATAGTTATAAACTTAGAATTGAACAGCCTTATATAGTTGTGTATTCAAATGATTTGTACTGGATTGAACACTTAGAAAAAAACGTAGATTTTGTTACAGAGGTATGGAAACCTAAAGATAGCACTTCAATAAATTTATTAGAACCTAATATTATTATCAGTGAAGGACCAATTGCTTTTGAGTATAAAGTTACTGTTGGTAATGATGTCGATCCTAGCTTTGCAAGATGGGCTAGAAACAATTATGATAAAGTAAAAGTGGGCAAAAAGTTTTTAAATTTAGTAGAAACTAGTTCATATGTTAACGGAATGTATTTCTATGCTAGAGATGCAAAGATATTACAATTTATTAATATCATTATAGGCGGTGCTATACGTCGAGTTGATAAAATTATTAACAAGACACATATTGATAAATAGTTATATGGCATACAGTGAAACTATTTTAACAACACAAACACACCCAGCAGACAGTACTAGTGTAACTGTTACTGGAACCGCATTTAAAGGTGATGGATTCTACGGTCGAAGCGACGGTATTCATACAGTTCAATATGACTATTCGAGTTATATTGGAACAACTGTAATACAAGGTACATTAGCAAAATCACCAGTAGAAGCTGACTGGTTTGATGTGTTGACTACTACAGAATCTAGTTTTACAGGTGCAAAGATACAAAATTTCACAGGTAACTATGTTTGGGTTAGAGCAAAAATAACATACACAAACGGATCGGTAACCAGTATTCGATTAAATCATTAGGAAAGTAAAATGGAACACTTTATTAATATAGTGATGGATAAACAAGAAGTAACAGAACAACTAGACGAGTCTGTATTTCCTAATTCTGTCGTATTAGAAACAGCACAAGATGTAACAATATATCAAATACCTTTAGATAGAGAACTAACTAACGAAGAAGCAGATGAATATGCTGATCGTCTTAGTAAGTATATGTTTTCTGAAGGATATGACGACTTTGATATCGAAGTGTCTTTAGGTAACGAAGATGATATTGCTGAAGAAACGTATGAAGATGACGATGAATTTTATCAGCAGTACGGTATGATGCATTATAACTTAGACGATGATCCGATGGACGAAGCAGAGTATCAAGGACGTAAAGTAAAACTTGGTAAGCCTATGCAAGGTGACGTTAAGAAGTTTAAGGTATATGTAAAAGATCCTAAAACAGGCAACGTAAAGAAAGTAAACTTTGG